AAATCTAACTTTGCTTTTTATACAGAACAACGTGATCTCAGGGCTGTTGGAGATCACTTAAAACATGCTAGCAATCCTGATGGGACCGCAACAAGTGGTGGACAAAGTAGTAGTGATAATAATATTAATGTCGGTGCAACACACGGTCGTGCATATGATTTAAGGGCTGAACGACCTAGTTTTATAAACCCCTCTCCAGAACCTCTTGAAGCTTCAATTAAACTACAAGAGAAATTGGAAGATGATATTCGTAAATTAGTTAATTTAGCTGTCTCTAATAAAGTGGGGAACGCACTTGAACGTGAAAACAAAGATATGGACCCACAAGGTGTAGAGGCTGGATTAGCATTTATTGGTAGTATACTAGAAAATGCAGAACGAAAAATTGCAGAACATTGGGCAGCTTATGAAGAGCGCCGTGTTGAAAATAGACTAGTCCCAGTTATTAAATATCCTAATAGATATAGTTTGAAATCAGATATTAATAGAATTGATGAATCTAAAAAATTATCTGAAATCATGTATTCTGTACCAGGTCGAACGATTAAACAAGAGTTGGCAAAATGTATTGTTTCCACCCTGCTAGCTGGAAAAGTTGATGTTGATGTTCTTGAAAAAATAAACAAAGAGATTGACAGCGCAGAATATACAACAAGTGATCCTGATACTATTATTCAAGCTAAAGACGCAGGATTAGTTGGCGAGAGAGTAGCTTCAATGGCTTTAGGATTTAAATCAGATGAATATCTACAAGCTCAAGCGGATCATTTAGCCCGTATTATACGTATAGCTCAAGCCCAAACAGAGGGCGGTGGCGCAGTAGCAGAGAATAAAATTGGAGAGCTTGAAAATCCAGCAGCCAGAGGGTTGCCAGATTTATCAGACAGCCCTGCATCAGAGTCAAAAGAAGAAAAACAAAAAGCAATAGATACAACATTCAAAGATACCACTAAAATTCCAGTGCGTGGGAAGGGTAAAGCATAATGGCGTCATTTTACGGCGCTCTTGTCAATGCTAATAATTATTTTGGAACTCGATTGCATACGAGCGCCTGGGACGATGCGTCTACTTCCGATAGACAAAAAGCATTATATATGGCGACTCGTTATATTGATCGTTTAAATTATAAAGGTGATAAAGCATCTGTATACACTTTACTAGCAGCAAATGCAGAAGCAACAGACACCGAAATTCGTGTAGCTGATGCAAGTCAAGAATTAGAATTTCCACGTGATACAGATACTACTATTCCTAATGATATTGAAACTGCATGTTATGAAATTACTTTAGCGTTATTAGATGGTGTAGACCCTGATGCTGAGCTTGAAAATCTAGGAATTTCGACACATAGTTATGCCGGTGTAAGAACCGCATATAATAGGGACCAACAACCGATTGAGCATCTAATTCACGGTATTCCAAGCGCACTTGCCTGGAGATATTTGAAGCCGTTTTTACGTGATGGCCGTGAATATAGAATCACTCGGGTTAGTTAATTTTACCTTAGCGGTGGAGCTAAGGGTGGTTCCGAATATTAAGTAACTTACCAGCAAGTTACTATAATATTTAAGATAAATGCTGGGAGGAGACATAAAATGTTAAAGAGATTTATGAAAGTGGCCTTGGCTTGTTATGACAATGATGATGTAATGAATGATGATATTGCAGCCGCAGAAGCCGCAGCTGCAGAAGCCGCAGCCACAGCAGCCGCAGCAGCCGCAGCAGCTGAAGCAGCTAAGGCTAAGAAAGAGAAAGGGCCTAAAGTTTTTACACAAGATGATGTAAATAAATTTCTTGCAGAAGACCGACGAAAGCATGTTCAAAAGCTTGAGCAATTAGAGGGGGCTTATAAGGATGCTTTAGCTAATCAAAATTTAAGTAAGGAACAACGCGAACAACTTGAAAGTAAATTAGAAGACTTACAAAAAACCTTCCGATCAAGGGAGCAGCAGTTAGAGCATGATAAAAAGGAGTTAGAGGAAAAATATGGCAAGGAAGTTAAAGAGTGGGAATCTAAAGCCACTACTTGGGAACAAAAATATAAGCAAACACTTATTGATCGTTAATTACAGGATGCAGCTGTAATTAATGATGCTTTTAATATTTCCCAAATTGTTTCTTTGCTTCGTCCAATGACAGTAATGGTTGAAAAGACCAACGATCAAGGACAAAGTACTGGTGAAGCTGTCCCAATGGTTGATTTAACTGATATTGATACAACAAATGGAGAGCCTATTATTACCCGTCGAACACCAGAAGCTGCGGTTAAGCGCATGAAGGAATTACCGTCCCTCTTCGGTAATTTATTCAAGTCAAACGTAGTTAGTGGTATTGGAGCGGGTACTGCTACTGGCGGCAGTGCGTCAGGTTCAGGCGTGGCAGATGTTAAAAAGATGTCTGCCGAAGAGTATATGCGCCGAAGAAAGGAAAACCCAGCATCCTTAGGCTTAAAGTCTCGTTAAAGCTGGGGTCATAGTAGTTTAATAAATTGTAACTGACCTTTTGGAGGTAAAAATGAACGAATTATATCTATTGAAAGTATCTCTCACTTGCTTTGCAAATGATAATGATGCCTTTATTCCAGAAGCTTGGGCTCTTGAAAGCCTAGCAGTTCTAGAAGAAAACATGGTGATGGCTGGGTTGGTACACCGCGATTTCCAAAATGAAGTTGCCAACTTTGGTGATGTTGTGAATACACGGCGTCCTGGTACTTTTAAATCAAAACGCAAAACTGATGTGGATAGCATTGAACTTCAGGATGCTTCTTCAGATAATGTCCAGGTTCCATTGAACCAACATCATTATATCAGTTTTACAATTAAGGACGGGGAAGCTAGTAAATCTTTCCAAGATTTACTCCAAATTTATATCGTCCCTGGTATGCAAACTATCGCGCGTGGTATTGATCGCGCTATTTGTGGCCAAGTACACAGTTTTCTTGGAAATGTTGTTGGCAAGCTCAATGGTTTAGATGGAACAAATTCTAAAAACTACGTATTAGAAGTTCGTGAAACTTTAAATAAGAATCTTGCTTATACAACTGGACGGCGGCTTGCATTAGCACCTTCTTCAGAAACGGCTCTATTAAAGACCGACTTATTTATGGCAGCGGACAGCCGTGGGGATAGCGGTAATGCTTTGCGTGACGCTATGTTAGGACGTATTCTTGGATTTGATACTTACATGCTACAGAATCAACCTGGAGTCTATGGAGCGGCTTCTGTTGATAGTTTTACTAAAACTGTAGAAGCAGCTTATGCTGCTGGTGTTAGTGTACTCACTGTCAATGCTGATGGTGATACGCCTGTTGCTGGGCAATTTGTGACAGTTGCCGGTGATGATCAACCTCGCTACTGCATTGCTACAACCAATGATACGCAGATTACTTTAGAATTGCCTCTAAAGTACGCTGTTGAGAATCAAGCGGTTGCTACTGTGTATAACAAATGTGATGTTGATGGTGCTATGGTAGCCGGGTATGCAAAGGGAGTTGTTGTGGATGGATACACTGCAAATAAGCAACCTCAAGTTGGTCAACTTGTTGCCTTTGGTGACACAGTTGCAACTCGACATACTTATACAGTTATCGAAGCATATGAAAATCCATCCAATGCTGCACAAACTATTCTTTGGCTTGACCGACCTCTTGTCGCAAATGTTGGTGATGGCGCACTTTGTTTTCCAGGACCATTGGGTGCTTATAACCTAGCATTCCATCGCGATGCTTTGGCTTTAGTCACACGTCCATTGGCTCTTCCAAACCAAATGATGGGCGTTCGCGCTGCAGTGGCCAACTATAATAACGTTGGCATGCGTGTCACAATGCAATACGATATCACTACACAAGGTACTATCGTAACTATGGACCTATTAGCTGGTGTTGCGACACTTGATACCAATCTTGGTTGTGTTTTGCTTGGCTAACTTTGACCGAAATATCCCGGAGATTCATATGAATCTCCGGGCTGTCTTTCAATAGATAATGGAGGTAAGGATGGATTTTCCATTGGTAGATATTGTAAAGAATTTCGGGCCTTTTGTAGCTATTGTAATTTTTTTCATATATCGAGATTGGCAACGAGAATTAAAATTAACTCGTAGAGTAGAAAAACTTGAAGATTATCAAAAGAAAATGCTTCAAAATCTTGTTGAAAGAACTACAGCTGCATTGGTGCAGAGTTCTGAATGTTTAAAATGGATAGGACATATCATTGAACGCTTCGCGGATATCTATCCAAAAATATACGAACAAAACTGTGAGAAACCAAATATTGATTAGGTGGATTTAAATATGGTTATAATAAATCACAGTTTAAATCGTCGAATTCGTCAAGCTCTATATACATTAAAACGTGGCTTTGGAAGCACTGTAAAATTACATAAATTAACCAAAGCAGAAACTAACTATAAAACAGGTGTTAAAGAACTTAATTCAACTAGTATAACTATCCATCGTTGTATTGTTCTTCCAACTAAAGTACAACGTGAAGTTGTACAAACAGTCTTAGTTGCCAATAAAGAATTTTCATACGGTGGATCGTATGATACCAATACAAGAATTTTTATTATTGATGCGAGGGATTTACCTAAGAGTTATATAATTCAAAATGATGATTGGATTGAGTTTGAAAATTATAGGTATAATTTAAAAATTATTGAAGAATTAGAGCAGCATACTGGCTGGACGATTACAGCAAAGAGGGTTATTGGTCCAACTATTATGGATGTAGAACTTTCTAATGAACCCATGTTCACCCAAGTGAGCACAAATGTTAAATCCTAATTGGTCAAGATGGATTATGTCTTCGGTTGCTGATTATTTTAAATCAGTAACTGATACATTAATCTTACCACTTTTAACAGACGGTGTGGATGAGCGTGAAGCAGAGAAAATCCATTATAATCATGCAGAATTACGTGTTAATGGTCCTTTTATTGTAGAGCCAAGTCATAATTATTACATTTTGAACGTAGACATCAATATTTTATTGACCGAAATCATGGGTACCAAACAAGCTTATGATATTACAACGTGGTGTGGAGCAATTCAAACTGCAATGGAAGGGCCAATAAATGTGTTCCGTTATGGAAGTGAAGAGGGGGACGATCAAGCGTGGATCGGATGTCTTATACCTAGACAAGGA